GGTCTGATTTCCGGACTGTTAGGGATGCCGGGAGCAATCAAAACAGGAATATTCGGTCGCCCGCTGAAGAATGGAACGCCAAAAGGCGGACTCTTAAACGGAGCAAAAGGACTCTTCGGCGGAATGCTTGGTTCCGGGAAAGCGTGGGGCGGAAATATATTAAGCGGCTTCAAAGGACTCGGCGGAACAAAAATAGGCGGAGGGATCCTTGGCGGACTGAAAGCTACTGGCGGAGTCACAGCAGAAATTCTGCAAGGAATTTACGGGGCAACATTCAAAGACCTTGTAGACGGCGGGATGATGCTCGGCGGAATGGGAATTGATGCCATAAAGAACAGCAAAGCCGGGCAGTTTGTCGGAGGCGCCGCTGGAAAGGCTATGCAGTTCGGAGGCGGACTGCTGAATGTCGGCAAAGGCATTGCTGCTCCTGTTATGGAACTTGGAAGTGCGGCGGCTAATCTCGGCGGTGCAGTATGGGCGCCGATAGCTAAAATGTTCGGCGGGATCCTGACAGGGGCAGCGCCGGTCGTGCTTGCAATATCCGGTATCGTGCTTGCTATCGACATGATAGGGAAGCACGCACAGGATATCCGGGGAATTATTACAAACGTGTTCGGTGAAAAAGGCGGACAGGTATTTGATAAGTTCTCGGAAAAGATAGGAACGGCGGTCGGATTCGTCAAGAACCTTTTCGCAGAGGGCGGCATGACACAGGCCCTCGGCGGATTCAAAGACGCCATAACCGGGATGTTCGGGGAGAATGCAGGGGCAGCTTTCGGCGGCCTGATAACGATACTCGAATCTATAGCCGGGGTGGTGCGGAGAATCGCAGAGTTTGCCAGGAGCACGGTGCAGCCTATTATTGCGGGGATTTTCAACTACGTAACGCAAACGGTTGTGCCGATATTGCTGCAGGCGTTCACCACAGCGGCGCCGTATATAGCGCAGCTGTTTACTGCGATGGGAAATGCGGTAATGACCGCATTTCAGCTGATCGGAAACGTCTTGATTACCGTAGGACCGATTATAGGGACCATCGTTACAGCACTGCTCAACCTCGGAAGCGTAGTGTTGCCGATTGTCTTGCAGGCTGGAACGACGTTGTTTAACGGTATCACTCAAATCATTACGGACATTCAGACGATATTCAACGGTCTGATTGAGTTTATCACGGGAGTATTTACCGGAAACTGGACGCAAGCCTGGCAGGGCGTGCAGGATATTTTCGGCGGAATATTTGCAGCGCTGGTCGATCTTGTGCGGACACCCGTTAATGCAGTCATTGACCTCATAAACGGACTGATTGGAAAGGTAAATAATTTCAAATTCCAGATTCCTGCGGACGTGCCTATTATTGGCGGGCAGGGATTTGGCGGTCTGAATATTCCGGAGATTCCGCATCTTGCAAGAGGCGGCATGACAATGGGTCCTTCGCTGGCAGGCGAAGCTGGAACAGAAGCGGTTATCTCCTTCCAGCGGTCCGCAAGGCGTGAGAACGTTGCGTTGTGGCAGCAGGCCGGGCGTATGCTCGGAATCAGAGAGCGCGAGCTTGCAAGCATTGAAGGAGCAGGATATGGCGGCGGAGATATCATCTTCTCACCGCAGATAACCATCATGGGGAATGCGGATAGAACGGAAGTCCAGGCGGGACTAAAAACCGCAATGGACGAGTTCGAGAAGATGTATGATCAGATGATGCGGAGAAAGAAGCGGTACGGCTTCGCAACAACATAAGGCAGCAGATTTGCGAGGGACTTATATGTCCTTCGCAAATCTTTTTATGGGGTGAGATATGACGACATACATAACAAAGTTAGGGGATATGTGGGACGGAATCGCAAAAGAAGTATACGGAGACGAAATGAAAGCAGATATTCTCATGAAAGCGAATCCTGATTATCTCCGGACAATCATATTCAGCGCCGGGATAGAGCTTTCATGCCCGGAGGTTACGTTTGGCTCTGATATCTCTCTCCCGGCTTGGAGGCAGTGATGGCACAGGTAATAGGATACGGGCCGGGTGGCTCATATTATGCTGTGCCGATACGAGGCACAAGGCAGGTGAACCTCGGCTTAAAGTACATGGCTGTCGATGCGACAAAGATATTCGGGAGTGCATTGGCGACATTCTCCTACACGGACGAAGCACACAGCAATTCTGACCGGATATCATTAGAGTGTGAAAACATCGACGGTCGCTGGGGAAATAACTGGTATCCGGATCCTTACGACAGGATAGAGCCGACAATCATTTACTCTCCGGACAACTGGCCGGATATTCAGTATTCGTGCGGTGCATTCTATGTGGACACGGTAGACCTTACATGGCCATCAAGGGTGATCGACATGGAAGCGGTTTCAAAGCCAATCGTCCAGGACTTCACCATAACGGAGAAGTCGAAGATATGGCAGGCGGTTACGCTTCAGAAGATCGCACAGGAAATGACGGGGAATGCCGGTCTGACGTTTGTGTTTGATGCGGCGGATACTGCCATCATTGAGTCCGTGGAACAGTCGAAGCAGACGGATATGGACTTTCTGAAAAAGCTGTGTGATGAGTACGGGAAAAAGCTGAAGGTATACGCGGATAAGGTTATCATCTATGACCTCGCTGCGTATGAAGCGAAAGACTCTGTGCTGACCGTGAATGGAGATATCTGCACGGACTGCCATTTCACATCAACAGCACAGGGAAGCTACACCGGTGCGCGGCTGGCTTATACAGACTCCAAGAACAACAAAACCATAGACGTTTCAGTAGGCACGCCAGAACGGCTTTTATATCTCAATCAGAGCGTGAAGACAGAAGCAGAAGCGCTGGAAAAGGCAAGAAACGCACTGAACGACGAGAACAGAAAAGCGGCTACAGTAACATTCGGGCTGACGGTCCCGCGCTTCATAGCAGCTTCTTCCGTGGTAACGCTGGAATTGTTCGGTGGAAAAGTGGACGGGCGGTATTTCGTCAGCAAAGTAACATACAGCATCAATAACGGGACGTTCTCAGAAAGTATCGAGGCATACAAGATACCGGAGCTTATACAGTAAGGAGCGGGTATGGACGACATTATCAGAATCGGGAAAGTATCTTCCGTGGACGCTTCCGGCATGGTGGCGGTGACGTATCCAGACAGGGGGACGGGTGCGACAACGCCGCTCCCGGTATTAGCAAACGGTCTTTACAGAGCGCCAGCAGTCGGAGACGAAGTTGTTGTAGCGCATCTGGGGAACGGGAGCGCCGAGGGCGTAGTGCTGGGAATTCTGCACAATGAAGCGCAGAAACTAAACGGCGCAAGCCCTACACAGGCGGTATTAGACTTTTCAACCGGGGCGCTGCTTCTCCGGGATTACGGAGGCAGCGATACCGTAGGAAACATATTGCAGCGCATCGCAGCGCTGGAGGCAAGAGTATGAAGTTAAGGAGTGGGAGCGTATGGCTATCGGAAATTTCGGGAGCATGATACGGTTCAGAGTATCCGACGACAAGGTACTTACCTTCAAGAACTTACAGAAAACAGTCAAAGGAAGATGGGGAACGCTCACGCCGGTATATGGAAAGCCGATCAGTTACTTTCAGGGTCCGGATTTAGACGAGGCTTCACTGGAAATCCATCTGGACGCGACATTGGGAGTCAGACCGGCAACCATGATAAGGCGCATTGAGCGGGCGGTCAGCACAGGAAGGACGGCGCATCTTGTCATAGGCGGGCGGCGTATGAGTCAGTACCGCATGGCAATAGAACAAATGTCAGAGGCATACGATGTTGTCATGCGGGATGGCGGGATATACCAGGCGACCTTGCAGCTTACCTTCCGGGAATATGTCTATTAAAGGGAGGCAGGAGAAATGCAGATCAACGCACCGATATTTCAGGGGGCATACAGCAAGGATATCCTGCAAAGCCTGCGAACGCTTTTTTCCGTATCCGCCGGAACAGTTGTCCTTGACCGGGAGTTTGGCATAGCGGTCGATATGCTTTATCTGCCGATGGAAATAGCCATGAATGACTTTGCTGTGGAAGCAACAGAGAAGGTGGACAGATACGAGCCGTGCGTTGTGGTGGATGTGGTGACGTGGGAGAAATCTCAT